ATCATAAATATCTTCACCAAGGAGACAACCCTCGAAAACTCTGACACTGTAGAGATTCACACCTTTGGTGACAAGCCAGCTGAGGCTCCGGATGCGTAATCCTGTAGATATTGATGCCAATGTGCATCAGTCACAAACGCTCAAGGCACCCCATGCTTATCCCAATATACCATATTTCTTTCTTATGGGTGGTTATGGTTGTGGCAAGTCATTTACAGGTGTTCTAGCCATTCTTGATATCTATTATACCTATAATGGTAGTTATTGCCGTGTAGGTATTGGCGGAACTTCACAGACTCTTCTCCGTAAGACTCTCATTGCCGACTTGTTCAAAGTTCTTACTGAGGCCGGTATAAAGTATCAGCACAATAAGCAGGAACACACTATCTATATTGGCACCATCGAGTACGTTTACATCTCTTTGTCGGATCCGGATACTGTCTTTGCTTATAACTTCTGCATCTTCATTGGTGACGAGCTTGATGAATTAAAGCAGGAAACTGCTATTGCTTCATTCAAAGCTGTCCAGGAACGAACTCGTATTGTTTGCCCTGATGGGCACCCGCCCTATGCGATCTTCATGACTACGGCACAAGGTCTTAAGGGAACATATCGTATCGTCGAAGATCTGAAGGACAAGAAAATACCTTATGTACTTATTCGTGGACTGACCAAGAATAATACTACCCTGGCTCCGGAGTATGTTAAACGACTTTATGCCTTATATACACCTATTGAGGCAGAAGCGTTTCTTGAAGGCAAATTTGTTAATCTCTACACTGGTCGAGTATATCCTGAGTACAATGAACTCCTCCATTTGTATCAAGCCTTCCCTGTCAAGGATGGTGAGAAAGTATACGTTGGCCAGGACTTCAATAGTGGATTTAGTAAGGCAGCAGTATTTGTTGAGAGGGGAAATTGCATTTATGGCATAGCTGAATACTCCTTCAATGTCGTGGCGGACGCTCCGAGGATTCTTCGCAAAGATTTCCCCTCTCAACAAATAGTTTGGTTGCCGGATGCTTCTGCTAAAGAGATCATGGCCGGTTACAGGGAGGAGATCAATGAAGCGGGAATCGAGTTACATATGCGCAATGTTAATCCTTCTGTGACTGAGCGCATTCTCGTTATCAACAAATTGTTCCGGACTGGCAGACTTAGACTCTTTGGTACGATGAAGAATCTCGGTATCGCCTTGAAGACCCGCCAGTTCGATGATAATGGTGAACCCTATAAGGGAAAAGGGCCTACAGCACCAGACCATATTTGTGATGCTACTGAGTACGCACTGTGGCATATTGTACAGATATCTACCACACTTAAAGATCTTAAAGATCTTTTGAGGTTGAAAAATGCAGCATGATTTTGCAGTTGATTTCAAAACCCCAGCTGAGGGTATACCTCAGTACCTGAAAGATATCTCACGTGTTCTTGGCAAGGGACAGCGGACAGGTATAACTAAGGACTCAACTAGTGCTCTCAGTCATTCTCTCACAGATATTGAAGAAGTCAGGGATATTACCTGGGATCACATAAAGTCACAGAGAGTCATTGCAGGTGCACAGTCTTCTGGCCAAGCATTCATGTCCTTGGATGAAGCACGCCAGGCAGCTTCCCTAGATGTCTCCCGGCTGACCAAAGATGGTTTCTATAACCCCATGAACAATATTGGCACCAGCGCAGACCCCGGTATGGCCAACACTGCCAATATACCTATATCAATTGCACCTTATGAGGCAACTGCACTCCTCGCCTCTGGTGGTCTGCCTGAGATTATAACTAATAAGAAGGCCAAGGGCATCCTTCTTAATAGCTATAACCTTGAGACTAAGGATAAGTTCTGGACCGTAGATAAGATTAATGAGATAAAAGAACGTGCTGTCGTAACAAACTTCGAACTGAATCTGGCCAATGCACTTCAGCAAGGGTTTGTCTATGGTGGCTCCGTTTGTTATCCTGTTTTCGCAAGAGACAATGGAATATCTTTCGACTATTCTATTGAAGAACTTGCTGCGCAAGGTCTCTTGGATAAGCACTGTGTATCTTATTGGGTTGTAGCAGACCGTTGGAATACCACCTTTGTGCCCAATTTTAATATTGGTGCACAGGACTACCTCTTTGCTAAACAGTACTACGTTCCCATGGCAGGGGTCTCCGTAAAGACAGAACGCTCTGCAGTTATTAGACCCAAGCAACTTCCTTACTGGGGTGCAATACAGCAGCTTGGTTGGGGCATCTCAGATTTCGAAGGCTATATCAGGAGTATCTTTGGCTATCAGATCATGGTCGCCTCTATTCCGATAATGGCCCAACAGATGTCTCTCCTTATGTATGAGATACCGATTGATGGTCTTATTGCCCAGTCTGGCACAGACAACATTAAGGAGTACCTGAAGCTTAATGATGAGCAAATGAGAGCTTGGTCTATGGTTAACCCCAAAACAATCAATGCTCTTGGTAAGATTTATACTGTCAATAGAACTTATACAGGCTATTCAGATCTTGCTGTAACCATGAGGCAGGATATTGCCGCGCAGTCTGGACTTGATGAAGCACTTCTCTTTCATACTCAGGCCAAGGGCTTTACCTCTGATACAGAAGAGGCCCTGCTGAAGCAGTCAGAGACCATAAGAATAAGTCAGAAGCAGGTTGCACCTTCCCTTCAGAAACTGAAAGATATATTGATCTATGATACTTTTGGCTATGATTCAGAAGAAGCAAAGCACAAGGATACTCTCCAGTTCTCCTTTGACAATCCTGCAATCGCAACGGAGTCTGAAAGAGCTGAGTCTGCAGCTCGTTTTGCTGCAACTGTTAACTCCCTTAAGCAGGCTAATGTGCCTACTGCAGACGCACTTATTCTGGCTAAAGAGTTCTTCAAAGGAGTTACAATTACAGATGAGATTATCGATGCTGCAAGAGAACGAGATGAGACCCGCTTCAAGACTGAAGTTGACAGCATGAAAGCTAAGTCTGAACCCAAGGATGAAAAGCCCGTGGACAAGAAGGAGGATAAAAAAGATGCCGAAAAGACTGCATAAAAAGGTTGCCATCGCGCACTCTGGAGTTTACACCTACATGAAGGATGAACTCCCCTCTCTTCACTTGTCCATAGACTCGATCCCTGAGATGTTCAAGAATGAGACCCATTTCAATGTCTATCGTCCAGCAGCTGTCTTGGCCAAGGCAGCTCCTTTGTTTGCCAGGCAGCCTGTTGTTGTTGAGCATCCCAACAGCCTTGTTGATCCGCTTAATGCGCAGTCCCTTACTTCTGGTTTTACTGGGGATAGTGTTCGTGTATCTTATCGTAATGGTGAAGCATATCTGGACTCAACCCTCACCTTGATTGCGGAAGATGCAATACGCTATTATGAGGAAGGTTATAAGGAAGTAAGCCCCGGATATTTTACAGAGTGTCGTTGGGTCAGTGACTCTATGAGTTACAAGGGCATGCCTGTACATATCATTGTAACGAATATTCCTGAGGTTAACCACCTCGCTCTGACTGTTGCTGGAAGAGGTGGGCCTACTGCTTGTGTTCTTGACAGTAAAGGAGACAATATGTTTTTGACTGACTTATTCAAAGCAGCCAAGAATCTGTTCACTAGGGACTCTGTGGAAACAGCTGAGACACTTCTTAATCAGCTATGTCAGGCAGGAATTACTGCGGAGGCCGTTGGAGCTATTGTAGACAAAGTAGTTACTCTTGCTACTGTCTTCCTTCAGTCTGATGAAAAGACTGAGTTACTTCGTTACCTCGATGACTTACGTTTTGCCGCGGACTTGAACAAAGAAGAAGTTCAGTATGCAGTGAATACTGTAATGTCACTTTACAATAAATTGGATACAGCCGCCAAGGCTGAAGTAACCAATAAAAAGGAGATGAATATGCCGACAGACGTAAAGCCTGTTGCGGAACCTGCTAAAGATGCAGTGCCCGTAACGGAACCGGCAAAAGATGCAGCTCCAGCAGAACCCGTAAAGGATACTACTGCTGCACCTGAGCCAACGACTGACTATTCTCCTGGCGCAACCGGCGTTGCTGGCCCTGGCGCACAGAAGATGGTCGCAGATGGTGGCTTTATCAGTGAGCTCAAAGCACTGTTAGCCAAGTATGAAGGAACCCAGGATGCTAAGCCCTTCGAGGGCAAGGAAACTCCTGCGGAAGAAAAGAAGGAAGAGGAAAAGAAACCGACCACGGATTCCAAACCCATTCCGGAAGTGGCTCCTGTTGCGCCCGCAGCAGTAACCGCAACCATAGATTCTGTGGGCTCTGGTGCTAAAGGCATCGATGAGTTCATGGCAGATTTCTGTAAGTAAGGAGTAAAGCATGGAAAGAAACATGTCTTTCGCCATCGGTAATTTCCAGGGAACTGGTAAGCCGAGTGGTGTGCCCGTATTCCTGCATCAGCTTCCGGCTACCCGTGGTGGTGTGATCGGTCCCGTTGTTGTAGGCTCTGAACCGAAGTTCGGTCGTCTCGTGTCAGCTGACCCGGATGATCCGAATACCTTCATTGTTGGACTTCCCGACGGCAACTTTGCTGTAGGAATCCTGATGTTCGACCCGGCCATCGCGCAGAACGATCCCGCTATGAACAATCTCTACTTCGAAGGACGTCCCGCAACGGCAATGACCTTCGGACCCCTCCAGCTCGAAGGCTACGAGGAAGGTCTTGCAGAAGGCCGCCTTGGCATGACTGTCTGGGCCAACAAGGTTACCGGTGAGATTGGTTTCGAAGCAATCGGAACGACCCCCTCCAGCACGACCTACGTCCAGCTCAATGCCCACGTTCTCGAGAAACAGGACCCGAACGGCACCACGATTTGGCTGAACCAGCCCGTCGTTACGCCCGCTGCTTCTGAAGCTCGTCCCTCGACGGCAACTCCTGTTGCTACTCCTGGAGCTGGTGCAGTAGCTTCTGGAACCTCTGTTGCACTTTCTTGTGCTACTCCTGGTAACACGATTTATTACACTACTGATGGAACCACTCCGGATGCCTCGGACACTGAGTATACTGCACCGATTGCAGTTACTGCTGGTGTTACCATCAAGGCGATTGCCTATGTTGAAGGACATGCTCCCTCGACGGTACTCTCCGCAGTTTACACCATCGCACCTTAAGGAGGCAAAAGATGAATATTACAGCTTCGCGGAGTTGCAAGCCTCTTAAAGTGCTTGCGGAAAACTTTATTGGTGCTGACAAAGGTCTGTCGGCTATT